ACGCTCTCGCGGAAGTAGTTTTTCGCGTCCTCGTTTGCTTCCGATGACGACACCTTGCCGTCACCGTCACGGTCGGCATATGGGGTCTTGACCGGAACTTCGATCTTCAACCCACCCTTTGGCGTGAACCCACCCTTGGACGTTTCATCGCCCGGCGGTGGCGCGAACCCCTCGGGCGCGGACGGTCCCCGATACCCGCAGCCCGGCGCAGACAGCGCAGCGAACGCGATGCAGGCGATGATGATGCAGGCGAGTACGTTGGCGATGCGACCCATAGGCCAACGAAAGCGGCGGATCAAACTACCGGCGAGTTTGATCGGATCGGAAACTGGTCGATTCGGTCCGCCCGATTTTGGACACGATTTTGGACACGTTGAAGCGGTACGCAGGCGGTATTCTGGCGGTACGCTGATCGGCCTAAACTACGAACTTCTGCACGGGAAACCGTGTTTTTCGCGTACTGTCGCGGGTCGCGCCTGTTCTTTCCTAAAGCGCAGGTCGGTGGTTCGACTCCACTCCGGGGTGCTTGGATTTACGGGGTTTTCTTGCTCGACACCTTTCGTTTGGACACTGGTTTGGACACTCCTGAAACCTTGTCCATCTCGCCGCGCCGCACGCGGTGGTAGTGGCTGAACGCGACCGCCGGATGATGCCCAAGCCACTTCGCTACGTCAAAGAACGGGTGCTTTTCCAGCCAGTCCATCTCGCATGACGCTCGCAGCGCGTGGTGCATGTCGCCTTCGATGGCAATGCCAGCGCCCTCGTATGCGTTGGCGGTCTGCCGCCTCGCGACGGTGTAGGTGATCCGCTGGCACGGGCCGGTCGAATCCTTGCCAGATTGCTCGTGGGCGCTGAGCAGCATCCGCATCAATTCGGGGCGGATCGGCACGACGCGGAACCCCTGCTTGGTGGTGATCATCTCGGCACCATCGCGCGGCATTGGCCGCACCTGCATGGTGCAGCGTTTCCAGTCGATCCATGACCACTCAACGCGGGTCGCCTCGTTGAAACGCAGGCCGGCCCAGCGCATCAGGGCCAAAAACAGCCGGTATTCATCGTCGCGGGCGTGGTCCAAGATCCGCGCGAACTGCTTTCGGTCGATGTAGGGCACGGTCTTGTCGGTTCGCTTGATCGAAGTCTTGACGCGGTCGAAGGGGTTGATCTGCAGATAGTCAACCTCGACAGCCGCCTGCATGATGCGTTTCGCCCTGCCCAGCACGCCGCGGATGGTGTTCTCGCTCCGGCCCTTCATCTCGGCGCGGACGGCATCGGCGAACCCCTGAGCATCGTCGCGGTTGATTCGGCGAAGGACAGCCGCGGCCCCAAAGTGGCTTTTGAGCCGAGCGATGGCCGGGGTATACATCCGCCGCGTGTGCGGCGACATGGCCTGAATGCGCTCCTCGAATCTGGCCAGCCACACGCCAAGGGTGATGTCCTGCAGGTCCGTAGCTTCGGGCTTGGCCTGAATCTCGGCCATCTTTTGCAGGCGCATGGCTTGCGCCTCGCGTTGGCCGAGGGTGCCGATTGATCTGGACCGCCTCGCGCCCAGGCGATCGACCCAGACTAGTTTCCAGTATTTGCCGTTGCGCACGAGCCAGACTGTCTTTCCCATGCCGCCAAGGTAAGCGATGGGTCAACGGTTCCGCCTTCCGAACCTGACAACAGTGTGTCAGGTTGGGCGACGATTCTTGATTACCGGACGGCCGGTGGCCCAATTCCAAAGCCGTTTCAGTGTCACCGAGCATCCGCAGCCAGACCACTTGCGGCTGGACACGCCATAGACGATTCGGTACGCCAGCCGGTGCATGAATGGCACGCCCTCGAATTTTACAACACACCGGGTCAGGCCATCGACCCCAAACACTCCACGCGGACAGGTGCGACGACCGCACACTGGCTGTCCGTCGATGGTGCATGCCACGGCCCCATCGCGCCACGCGGATGGACCATGCTCGGCATACGGGCACAGGTGGCACATCGCCGCTGGCACTCGCATATCAGCCAGTCCTCTACCGCATCCACAACTCATCGCAGCCCCCTGAATACATCCACGCTCGATCGCAGTGGCCGCCGCGTCGATCGCGGCCCACGGTTGAGCGAACTCTGGCAGGCGTTGGGCTGTCCACACCCTGAGCCGACGGGATTGCAGGGCGTGATGTCCGCAAGCCGAGCAGTGGCATTGGTGTTGAACTCGACGCGAAAGACCTCTTGCCCAAAGTACGGCGGATCGGGATTGCGATACGACACCCGTCCACGGGTGTAGCCGCGCATGAATGTCGGGGTCCGCGACAGCCCCCACTCGTCGAGTGTCACGACCTGGTTGTCATACAGGCCCAGCGGGTGCGGCACGATGTATGTCAGATCCGTGCCCTCGCACGGGCTAAGACCTTCGACGATGCGGAATAGAAGATGGTTCAAGTAAGGCGCGATACCCAACGCGTCGCCTGCCTGCCCCTGCCAATCCCAGTCCGGGCACTCCTGCCCGGCCCACGTCAGGGGCACAGGGAAGCCGCCGTCCCAGCACTGGCCGATGCGCTGCTCGAAACTCGGGAACGATCGGAAGTCGCAGATGGCCGGGTCCCAGTATGTCAGGTCATGCCGTCGCGACACCAGATCGCATTGCAGCCCTTCTTGGCCTTGTGGCGGGTTGCAGTTGAATCGGTAGTTCCAGACGTTCTCGTAGAGACGGTGTTCGTACCAAGAATCTGGGAGGCACGTGCCGCCCGCCCTTTGCCGCGCCGTCTCGAAGTCAGACAAGTAGGTGAAAGACTCGTAACGGTCGCCAACCTCGGCCCGGTATGACCCCATCTCGTAGCACGGTTGGGCAAAGTCAGAGTCGCAGATGGCGTAGTCGCGACAGCCGCCTTCGCAGACGATAAGGCAGCACCCGTTTGGCGGGGGCGGATCATCGCAGCACTGAGCGATGCACTCGGCTGACGCGCGGGCCAGCGCACGCCCGACGCGGACGACGGCGCGGCTTCTGGTCAGGAGTGAGCGCGGATCTGCCATTGATTAGATCGGCGAGATGGCCGTAGGTCCGACCGGCTGTGTGGAGGATGCGGTGACGATGCCGGTGGGAAGTTCGATGGTTGCGCCGGAGTGATAGATAACCTTGGAATTGACGGTGAGCGTCGAGCGATTTTTCTTGGCAGTGAGCGTGCCGCCTTTCAGCACGCGAATTGTGTCGCTACTGGTTGATCCAATGGCGTTGTTACAGTTGAGTTCAAATACTCCCCGTGCGCCGACCGTGATATTCGACGATGCCGGAACGCTTGCGGCATCCATAAGAACCACGGTGCCCTCGATGTGTCCGGACTTGATGAGCCGCTTGGACTCGATGTAGGAACCGAAGCTGGTGTAAACCGCCAAGTCTGGCGACGATGCCTGAGTGCCGAGCTTGACGACCGCGCCACTCACTTCTAGCGTGCCGGTCAACTCCGCACTGTCCGCAAACTCAATCTGGCCAGTCGAGCCAGCATACACGTTCGTGACCGTGCCGCCGATGATGTGAACCTTGCCGCCCGGCGCGAGGTTCTTGATGTCGATGGTGGTGTAGGTGCCTTGCAAGTAGATGGCCGACACCCGCGTGTTGTTGATCGTGACGGTCGTCGCGCTGATCTTGAGCGGTGACGATGCCGACCCGATGGTGATGCCCGCCACGGGTGCAGTGGCCCCGGAAGGCAGGCCGAACCCGTCGTGGATGTTCAGCGAGTTGAGCGTGACAGCAGACTGGTCGAGATTGGTGTCGAGCGACACCGCACCAACCCAGAGGTACACGTCGTTCGTGTTCGCTGGCTTGGCAACTCCGGTCGATCCACCCTTGGTCGATGACCAGTTGTTCGTATCGTTCCAATCGCCGTTTGTTCCTGCGTGCCATTTGTCAGCCATGACTATTTCTCCAGCGTAAAGACGACCGTGTATGTAACCTTCTCGCTTGACCCGCCCGGCGTGCCAATGCTGATCGCCATGAAGTTCTCGCACGACACGTCGATGACTTGTGAGAACCCGGCGGCGGACAGGGCGATCGCCCCACTTGCGGGGTTGTCGTACTTGGTGCCGTTGTGCGAAAACACCACGTTCGCGATGAGGCCAGACGGATATGTCCCGGCGTGCGTGACCTGCACCTTGGCCTGTGTTGCGGCCTTGGGCACGCCGAACATTCCAACCAGCGTGCCAGCGGCGGCATTGCCCTCGACAGTTGCGAAGAGTGTGAGTTTCTCAATCACGCGCCACCTCCACAGTCAGTGGTTTTGGCGTAGCACTGGATGACAAATACCGGCAGCGCGCCCTTCCAATAGATGTCGCAAGGGTCGTTGACCGCTGGGCCTGCATAGTCGATTGACGGATCAAGCCGGCCCGAGTTTGTCACATTGAAAAACTGGATCTCCGTGCCGGCTTCTCCAATCGCCTCCACATCGAAACGCATGAGGTGGTGAGGCCCTGGCGAATTGCGCACGGCGATGACCTTTCCCTTGTCGGGACGAGCGAATGCGGGCGAAGTGACCGACCCGCCAACGGTTTGTGAAGCGACTTGGCTCATTGGATGGGACTCCCCGGAAGGCCCTGCCATCCAGTTGGCGTGTAGAACGGGTTGTTCTGGGTGGGAAATAGATCAGCCAGCAAGATGCCGGGCGTTTCGTAACCAAGCCGCCCCTTGATCGCCGGGCGCGGCTGGTAGACCTGAAACGATCCACGCGCCATCGGCGACTTCACCGACAGCACGTCGTCAGCCGGATATGTCACTGGACCGTTGCCGGGATCATGCTCCCACACATATGAAATCTGCACCGATGTGGCGAGCCGCTTGAAGTTGCACGGCTGCATGAGCCACATCTTGTTGGGGAACGCCGGAAAGATGTGGATGTGGTTGGCCTGAGCATCCGCCGCTGCCATCGCCTGCAAAATGGCCGAGTCGGTGTAGATTTCGAGCGTGACCGTGATGCCCAGCACCTGCCACTGGGTTGGAATCGTGAAGTCGTTGCGGTGCCACCAGTCGTATTCAATCTCCGAGCCGTCGGGAGCGGTTTCCTTCTCGCGACCTTTCAGAAATGCGAACGCTTCAACATCGACCTTCTTGTAGGTGCGCTCGAAGTTGCGCATGTCCTCGGGCAGAGGCGGATCGACGCGGCGGAACCGGGCATCATTCGAGAACCGGGCCTCGACGATGCAGGACGTGGGGCTGACCCACTCGGACACTCCAACGTCATCGCAGCTATAGGTGCGGCCAAACTTGACGAGCGCCGAACGCTCCGGCGGGATGCCTGAGACGGTGAGTGGATCTTGACCCGGTGCCAGCGCTTCGATGATGTAACGAATGGGCGACAGCGCATTTCCGTTGGAAATGGGCTGCCCGCCACCATCATCGATCTTGACTGCCGCTGGCATTAGCGACCACCTCCAAAGAAGGTGCTGGTTCGCCCACCGCGTCCGTAGTAGTCCACGCCCCCCAGCGATCCGAACACGCTGCCCTCTTGCTCGCGGCGCAGGCGCTCCAGCTCGTCACGGACCCGACGAGCGGCATCGATCTGGGCCTGAGCTTCCTTGCGTGCCTTCTCCTGCTCGGCCTTCAAGTCCGCCTCGCGCTGCTTGGCTTCATCCGCCGCCCGCTTCTCGCGTGCCTTGCGGTAGAGTTCTTCCCTGGCAGCGATGAGTTCGGTGGTGGCAATCAGTTCATCAAGCATCCGTGCGGCCGCTGCCTCGGCTTCCAGTTTGCGAATGGCCTGTAGATGAACCTCTCGGGCAGCGGCCTCATCGCCAGCGACCTGAGCCATCGCAAGATCGGCCTCGGCGCGGCGGGAGGCAATGTCAGCCGCGGTCTTCTCATTCTCAACCGCCTGCTTGGCCTCTTTGTTTCGTGCGGCCTGAGTGGCGACCTGCTGCCGCAAAGACTTCTCGGTCTTGCTGAGGGTGTCGTATTCCTCTTTGATTGCGGCATTCGTGCGCTGCTCGTACCACAGGTTCTCGAAGTTTGACTTTTCAAGTTTGCTGGCAAGCTCGGCCCGCTTCTCAGCCAGTTTGTTAGCGTTGGCAAGGGCCTGGGTTGAATCGGCCATGTTGAGGGAGGCAACGAACTTCTCGGCTTTGCGTGCCCCCGACTCAAACGTCTCTGCGATCTTGTCGCCGATTGCCTTGGCCGCCGAAAGCGCACCGATCGCAGCACCAGCCGCGCCGATGGTTGATGCGAACGCACCGACGAGCTTCTTGCCACCCTCAGCGGCCGCGCCGAAACCGCCGCCGCTGTTCTTCGCAGCGTCGCCGGTCTTTTTGAGAGCTGCTTCAGTCTCAGCCAATTTGGCTTTGAGCTGGGCATTCTCGGCCTCAAACGAAATTGTCGCGCGTCCCTCAGCCACCGATCAGCTCCAGATGTTGCCAGACACGGGCTTGGCGATTGCACCCTTGTTCCATGTCCCGCTCACGTTGGCATAAGAGGACCAGCCGAAGGTGAACTCAACCGACGGCGGATCGCCAGTTTCGATTGGTGCGAGCGGCTTGGCTGAAATCACCGTGGCGTAGGTGAACCCGTAGTAGTTGGTGCCATCGACGTAGCACTTCACGATGCCGATGGTTCCGGGCACCATCAGCGTTCCCGCCGCCATGAACTTGGTAATGTCGGCCTCGTAGAAGGACGCCGTGATCGTCGCGGAGAAGTCGCCTGCCAACTTGGAACGCCAGCCACTTGCCTCCGGCGTGTACGGCTTGGCTTCGCAGTTGACCTTGATATTCCACGAGCGGCAGACGGGCACTGTGGCATCAGACTGGCCCAAGGGCTGCCAGTTGAACTTTCCGCCAGAGGGCACATACAGCGCCGGATCAGTGCTGTCGCTCAGCGTGGTCGTCGCCGGATATGTGAGTGCCCCGGACCCTTCGAACTCAGTATTGCACACCAGCGGCGTGAGGTTTTCCAGATCCGCGGTCATGTCGATGCTGGTGACAAGGATGGTGCCAGACGCGCGACCGCCGCCGGTGTAGCCGATGAACGCGCCGGACGATCCGGGGTCGATGGGGTTGATCCGCGCGTAGGAACGGAACGACCCTTTCCAGTCGCGCACACCCGCCGAGGTGATCTTGCCGCCGGCGGTGTTCGATGCCGAGGCTTGCGTCGTCGCGACACTGTCCTCGATGGTCCATTCGGCGGTCGATGAGACAGCCGAGCCACCGAAAGAGATTGCACCCGTTTTGCCTGAAATAACGCCCATAGATCACCTCACGCGGTTACATCCGCGATGTTCAATTTCACGTGGACCTTCACATCCAGCGCGGCCATCCAACCTTCCTCGTAATTTGGGGTCACGCCCAATTCCTGCTGCGCGCTGTCAACTTCGAGCTTCATAAACTCCGCGACGTTGTTGAGTGCCGTTGCGGGGTCAACCGTTTGCAATCGCAGGAAGGCGATGAACGCGAACCACTGCGCGTCGCCATACCACAACGTGGTCCGCTTGTCTGCGGTGGAAATCTCGAGCGCGTAGCTCAATTCGAGTGCGTAGGTGTTGGACCCGCGATTGACCCGCTTCCAGCCGTTGGGGTACAGGCGCACCGATGGGGTATCCGCGCTCAGGTTGTACGCTTTGTCTGGGTCCGGCACGCTGTTGACACAGTGCTTGATGCGGTTGCCAGCGGGGACCACCGCGGCAAAGTCTGTGTCGTCCTCCAACGCCTTCCACAGTGCCCGCTCGACTCGCTTATAGAGAATGTCCGCAGATGGGGTGGTCACTTGGTCCCCTTCCTCGCGCCGATTCGCGCGATGACAGAGGTGACAGCCCGCTTCGCATCAGACACAAAGCCATCGACCGTCTGGCGGTCTGGATCGGCGAGGATGCGGCGCTGAGGCAGGTGTCCACTCCCCGCGTCGTGATACGCGGCGAGTTTGGCAAGAGACGGACCACGGCGGCCAGGGTGCTTGGTGTTCGCAAACCCGTAGCGGATGCCAGCGCGGAACCGGCGGAGGTAGTTGCCAGCCGATCCGATGGTCAGTGCCGCGAACAGTGCCCCGGTGTCGCGAAGAATCGAGACACCCGCCATCGTGCCGAGACTGTCGGCCTTCTTGCGGAGTTTGCTGGCCTGAGCGGCGTTCTTGGCCTTGCCAGCCCGTGCGTTCAACTTGGCGCGTTCCTGGCGCCGTGTGCCGCCCTTGGCTGCCCTGCGGCTGAGAATGGTGCTTTTCGAGAGAGGCGCCCAAGTGCCATCGTTCTTGCTGGCACGGTCGAAGCGGCGGCGCACATACGCCTCGTACCGCTTGCCCCACTGCTTGAACATGGTGTCGAACTCGCCGCCAGCGGTGCCGTCCATCGAATTGGCCACCTCAGCCGAGATGCCTTTGGGCACCTTGACAGCGTCGGCGACGTTGATCTTCACCTTGACGTTCATGCGATCACCACCGGAGCGGTTGGCGCATCGCCGCGCACACGTTCACAATCGAGGCCACGGGCACCCGACGCATACGCCTGAATCTCGTCGTTGACCTGTGTTTCAAGGTCGCGCATCCGGCTCGCGTTGTCCGCGTTGCGGTCCCATGCCCGACTCTGGTAGAGCCACAGACCGGCGAGGATCGTCACCCAGCGGATCAGCACCTTGGGCGTGTTGCTCATCGGCACCAGGGGGATCACATACCGGCCAGTGCGGAATCGGTCGTTGATCGAGTCCTCGGCATACGCGATGGCTGCGGTGACGCGCGCGGTGTCTGTTGTCGGTGGGGCTATCGACGTGTCGAGCTGCGACCACGCCGCGATATTCGCGGTCCCGAACTGCGCCTCCAAATCGGATTGACTCGCATATCGGCCCATCGATGCTCCAAAAAGAACACCCCGCCGGGTGTGTGTCGGCGGGGTGCAAAGTCACACGGCTTGCCGCCGACGTTGCGTTTGTTAGAACACCACGTCTGCGAGGTAGACCGCAGCGGGATCACGCAGTACGGGGAGGAAGGTGTCGAAGAAATACTGCTTGAGCGACACAGGGTCGTGATCGAGCTTGGCATAGCTACCCATGCCGTAGACGGTTTCCATCGAGGCCAGTGCTTCCTGAGCATCGGACGCGGTGTTGATGTCGCCGGGGACGAGGTAGGAACCTTCCTGCATCTCGTACCACGACTGATCCACTTCGGGGGTGAAGACGATGAAGTCGGATGGGAACCACTCGCGGACAACGTTTTCGGAATCGACGAAGAACGCCACATCCAGCGGAATCCACTCGATACCTTCGATGCCGAATCCGGCGGGAATCTTGTTTTGACGCAAGGAAGCGGACATTGCAGAATCAGAGGTCATCATCGCCTTGATATCTGTGTTGCCGCGAAGGTACTTGGGGATGTCAGAGCCGTAGTAGGCGCGGCGGATCTGGCGGCCAGAGTTCTGGACAGCGGCCTTCTTGATGTTGCTGAGGTTGCCGAGGATGTCTGTGCCAGCGGTTGCCCACGATGCACTGATTGCGCTGTTGCACTGATTCTTGTTGTTGGTGGGAACCTGCATATCAACTGTCATGGCCGCGCCAGACGAGGACGGGAGAAGGTTGCCGTTGGCATCGATGTAGAGCGCGCCGTATCGGAAGATCGAGTTGAGTGCCGAGATGCGAAGATTCTCACCACGGCGGCGGGCCTCGACAGTCTGCATGTCGATGTACTGCTGTGCCTTACGCTGCTGGTTGGCATCGTCCATGTTCCGCAGCGCGGTGAGCGTCGAGGTCTTGTGGACCATGTTATAAAACGAGTGGATGCACTTGCCTGAGCGGCCCGACACCACTTCAGGATTCACACGCCGAGAGGCCGAGCCATATGCAACGGTCGGAGCATTCTGGCGAGTGGCATTGACCACGATCATGTCGGCGGTGTCGCCGTCGATCTCTTTGGTCGTGGTGAAGAAGCGTTCGTCCCACACACTGGGCACGCCGCCCAATGGCGACTGCATGATGCCGGTGAGCGTCTTGTAACCAAGGATCTGTTCGAGTGTCTTTGCCATTGCGGGTTCTCACTTGTGCGAAACGGACTATGCCGGTGGGGTGCGGGATGACTCCTAATCCAGCGGATTAGAAGAGGTGGTCGAACACAAACTTCGCGCCGGGGGTGCTGTTCAACTGAGCGACCAGCCACGAACGCAGGCCGGTGTCTGATGGCCAGTTGACGATCTGCGAACTCTGGACTGCACCAGTGACGGGCACGAGTGGCAGCGCGGTATCCGCACTGACACCATCCTCGTCAGTGACCTTGATACCAGTGCTGTCGGGGATGAAGGTCAGCGGGGTTTCTGATCCGTCCACGGGCTGAATAAACGAGCCAGCGACGAATGCGCCGTCAACCGCAGCGGTCACGGTGTAGGAGTTGGACCAAGTTGAGGACGTGCCGAGCAGGGCGGCGGTGGCAGTGACAAAGGTCTTCCCCGCGTAGCCGGTGCCGGAGTAAGTGAGAGCCATGCCCAAGTCGGTATCGGTGGCTGCGATCGCCGTGGCGACGACAGCACCAGCGACGCCAATGGCGGCATCCAGCGCAGTGTTCGCGTTCGACAGGAAGGTGGCATCGGTGGCGCTCCACGCGATGTTGCCCGTGGTGACAAACGTACCGTCTGCCTTCTGCACGCGGAACTGGACGTTGCCGCCAGTGGCAGCCGGTGCCCAGCGAACGTGGTCAACCTGGTTCGTGCCGGGAGCGGTGATGGTCAGGTCGCCGGTGCTGGTGTTGATGCCAGACACGGTCAGCGTCAGCGTGCGGGCCGTGCCGCTGGCCGTAGCTGGGCCGGTGATCTTCACCGAACCAGAGCTGGCACCAAGGCGGCGAACGATCTCAGTGGCCGTGGCCGCCGAGACGTTGACCGTGGTCGCAGTGCTGAGAATCGCACCGGTCGTCACGCCGTAGATGCTGGGAGCAAACTTGCTGCTCGAAGTGATCTTGCCAAGCACCAGACCGGCGCGGAGAATGTCCACGCTGCCCGTGTTCAGCGGGTCGCGGGCCTTGCTGCCGTCAATCACGCGGCTCGACGGAAGGTAGCCAACAGCGCCCTCGTCGCCAAGGAACACGCGGCGATGAGTCGCGGTCTTGAGTGCAGACAGGCCGGGAATGTTCGGAGCTTGGAAAGTTGTCATGGTCTTACCTCAACTGGTCGTTGTGCGTGAGTGCTGTTTGATGGGTGCGATTACTTGCGCTTCTTGCCGAACGCGCGGGCAACGCGATCCTCGAAATCGGGGTCGATGTCGTCGGCCTTGCCCTTGCCGGGGACGTTGCGGGACAGGTCGGTGCGGCCACCCTTGCCAGCGGCATCGGACTTGACGGGCATGTCCTCAAGCGCGTCGAGAACCATGTCAGCGATGGCGGCGGGGAAGCCAGCGGCGGTCGCGGCCTTGCGGCTCAGGCAGATGGTGTGCGGATTTGAAGCCGAACCGACCAAAGCCGATTCCAGCTTGTTGCGAACGGCGGGAGTGATCTTGCCGTCCTTGGCAAGAGACTCCGCGCGGCTCTTGACGTGGCGGATGCCAACGTCGATGACATCGGGATCGACTTCCACCGGCTTGCCAGCGGAGAGCTTGAGGGCCTTGACCTGTTCCTGTGCCGCGGCGAGTTCCTTCTTGGCGGCATCGGCCTCGGCCTTGCTCGCATCGACGACCTCGGGCTTGGCCATCGCGCCAACCTTCTCCATGATCGCAGCCAGCAAAGCGGCCTCATCCATTCCTTCGGTCGCAAGGCCAAGTTTCTCCGCGATCTTCAAGAGGGATTCCATCTTCATGCTCCTTGCGAGTCCAAGTTGCTTGGCCCGCGAAAGTTCGATCGCTACAAACTCGCCTAGTCCCGGCATCGCCGGATCAGCGACGAGCGCAACGTGTTCAATGACATCGATGTAATCGGTGCCGTACGCATCTGCCAAGCGATCGCGGATCGATATCGAGCAGTCCACACGCGCGACCATCTTGATCGCGTCCTCGCCGATGACCTCGATGGTGCCGATGAGCGAATCGCCTTCGACGCGCATCGACTTCACCCAGCCGCGATTTGCCGCAGGATTCCGGGTGTGATCGACGGGCACGGGCACAGGCACGCCCGCCTTTGCCATCTTGTCAAATGACTCAGCCCAATGGCTCAGGCGCTTGGCATCGACTGGGATCGACTCGCCGGTGCCGGGGTGATACCAGTCACCAGCGCGGATCAGCACCTTTTCAAACATCTGCACCGGCTGACCAGCCGCGTTTGTCGAACGACCACCCACAGGCCGGGCCGGTTCATTCATCACTGTCGCCGACATGTACACGCATTTTGGCACGGGCGAATCGTGCCGAAACTACTTCGCCTGTCGATCAATCGCGGATCGTTTTCAGCATCACCGAGGCAGTGACCCGCGCCGCTTTCAGCACCAGGTTCCAATCGTGCAAGTCTTGGGCGAGTCCTCGCCGCTCATCCTGTGGCATCTTCGCGCTCGACTCAATCTCATTGGCAAGATTGACACCCATCTCCGTCCACTTGACCTCTTCCGTCAGCGAGTCAATCTGTGCGAAGGTGTGATACCGCCAGCCGTTGCGGAAGTGTCGCGCGAGGCGCGTGGTCCGCTCTGCCATCATCGGCGACGGCTTTCCTTCCAGAGACTTGGCGACGACAGCGATCTGCCTGCCCAGCACGCTGAGTCCGAACATGATGCGCACGACTCTGTTTCGCGTGAGTGGCAAGCGGCGATTTTAGCGGCGCAAGATGCCGACGTTCACATCGAACCCCTCATCAGGTCCGGGAATAACCAGCACCCCATCGACTTCCTCTGGCTCGGGCGGCTCGATCACGCGGGCGATTCGTTCATCGCGGAATATCTCGATGGTCTGGCAGCGGCAGTTGCTGGTGACAATGCCATTTGAAAGCAGCCAACCGGTGGTGCTTTGAAGGTCATACACCGGGCCATTGTAAAGGTACTTGCGCACTGACTTCACTGTTACAGGTTCGATGCGATGGCCAGATTCTGTAGGCAATTCGTGCCACATTTGGTCATAGGTGTCTTTGTTCCACTTGGCCAGATCGTTCGCGCAAGTTTTGATAAAGCCCATTCCGGCAATGTCCATAATCCCATCAAGTCCGATGATTTCGGCTTCACCGTGCATGCGCACGCCATCGCCGTAGAAGTTGCCGCTGCCGATCGCGGACAATGTTTTCCGCTTCGACATTTGTCGGGCGTGTTCTACAACCCGCTCAATCTTCATCCCGATCGCGCTTCCGTTGTTTGCGAGAACTCTGTCGTTTGGAGCTACATCTCCGGCTGAAGTCCATGCGCCACTCACAAGAATGGGATGCTTCTCTGTGACGCTCACGATCTTTCCGTCGGAAGTCTCAATATCAACCGCCACGCCTCGATAATTAGCCACCACGCCAGCCACAAACTCTCCCGCCACGACCGTTCCGGGCAGGAAGCAGTTGAACCCATTTGGCGGCCACAGCCGTTCCCATCGCGGGTCGTTCTTTTCCAACCGCATTCCCTCCAGCGCGGCGTGACTCGGCCTCACCCGATCATCGCCGACGGTGACATACTCGTAGCCCCAGAGGATAGACTGAATCTCGGGTGCTTCATTGGCCTGCCAGCGTGCCGCCTGATACGTCGATTGGAACTCGGTGCGGTAGACCGTCTCGACCAGTGCGGGTCGATCCAGCGACAGGCCCGCGCTATCCAGTGCGGCCCGCAACTCGGCCACGCCGCTCGAAGTGGAAACGCCCTGCACCGCCAGCACCCGCGCCTGTTTGGTGATCAGCCGGATCGCGGCATCGACCGCCTCATCAGCCGCCTGCCGCGCCGCGTCGGAATACCTCGACGACAGCGAGTCAAGGCCTGACCCGCTCCAGTCCAGTTGGCCCGCGAGCTTCGCGGCAAAGTCATCGACAGCCGATGCCAGTGCCACGCCGCGCACGCGCTTGACCGCAATCGCCGCCCGCAGCGTCCCTTGCAAGTGGCTCGCCACCATGCCGGTATTCACGACCGCCGCCAGTTTGGGCCGCAGCGCTGCCAGTGGCGCAGTCAGGTCGCCACCGTTCCGCCATTCGCGGATGATCGCACCCCGCGCCTTGGCGATGATCGACCGCGACGAGGCGATGCCAGCGGCGACAAGCCGGTCCTGCTCGCCAGCCATGCGGTCGGCTCGCCTCTGTTGTGCCTCAGTGACGGCCATCAGTCCTCCCGGTCGCCCATCGCCTTACGCAGGAATCTGGCCAGTTTGGTGCCGGTGTCTGCAGGTGTCTGCAGTGCCGGTTCGTTCGCATCGACCACCTGCTCCACCTTGGGTACACCGGCCTGATCCATCATCGCGTCAAGGTCGGCCACCGCCTCAAACAGGTCGATGTTCGCGGGATTCGTGAGGATCGTTTTCACCATCTCGCGAATGAACGCCTTGCCTTCGCTGACGATGGGCGACACCTTGATGCGGACCGAGTCCTTGGCCGCGTTGCCGTAATTCTGGATCAGCAGCGGGTTCACGACCTGGTTGTTCACCTGCTCGGCGATCCACTCCGCGTCCTCCTGCGCCACCGACAGGGCAACGTCCGCGTGCTGCTCGGCCTCGGCCAGCGTGCCGCGGGAACCCTCGATCGCCGTGCGCTCAGGCACAAGCCAGCCACGCATCTGCAACGACTCGAAGTGCTGCAAGAGCGACAGGAACTCGGCACCGTGCCCAGAACCAGTCTCGACGAATGAAATCTTCCACGAGGCCAACTGCTCGGGGTCGCCGCCATTGCGGATCAGATCCTCAGCCCACTGCGGGAACGTGTTGGGCATGGCGATGCCCTTGCCCGAGGTCATCATTTCGAGAATCTTCACCGCAATCTCGAAGTTGGATTTCACCTGCCCGTTCGCGTCCCTAGCCTCACCCTCGGGGTACGTCACCATCGGGATGATGCCAGCGGTCTTGTCCACGTAGTTGCCGATTCGACCTACAAGGGTCTGGCCCGGCTTCCACGCGAACTCGCGGATGTTTTCCATGCGCGACCGGCCATACAGCCCATCGGCTTCCGCGTCGTAGGTGAACAGGCACACTTGGTCCGGCTCGAACGATTGGCCGCCCTTGACCTTGATCCCCGCAAAGTCGCGGGTGTGTTCGTAGACCTGAATGGTTACGTCCTCGGGCAACTTCGGCGACAGGCGGCCCACCACAGAACGCCCGGCGTTGTCGATCGACCAGTCAATGACAACGGTCTGGAACCCGTAATCCAGCGAGCGCAGGCCCTCGTTCAAGAGCTTGCGCTTGTGCCGCTCCAACTCTTCGCGGATGAACGCGATGCGATCATCGGGAACGCCGTCCTTGCCCTCGTAGGTCCAGTCTGCAGCCTTGATCGCGGACATGGCCACAGCGCGGGCGATGGCCACAGTCGGGCTTGCACGCATCTTGCGGTAGGTGTCGAAGGTTCCCGCCGGGGCGCGGGTGTCGCCGCGGATCGGACCACGCGAGCCAATCTGAGCCGTGGTCGCCCCACCGCCACCAGTTGATGGCGAAGCTGTTGACGCGCCGCCGCTGCCGACAGAACCGCCAGATGATCCCGATTCGATGGCCATACGTCACCTCACACTGAAACGCGCCTCGGTCGGTCGCTTGAACCGCCCTGCGGACCTTTGGTAGCAGACACGATAAGAACAGGCGTCAGACATATGGCCGCGCATCGGATCGGATTTATCAACCGACCCATCGGCCTCCATGCGAAGGTTCTCAAAGTCCGCGATCAGCACTTGGCAACGGGGGTGGATGCGGTAATGGGTCTGGCCCGCCACATCTTCAAGCGCGTCGTTCATCGCCGCGATGCGATCGACCACCGGCGGGTTTGCCTTGGGTGTGCGAATCCGGCCCTTGATCCCGCTCCGCTGCATCCACTCGCTGATGATGGCATATTGCGACCGGCCAGTCTGAGCATTGGCCGAATTGCCCGTCGCGTCGCCGTAGACATGCACCTCCGGCCACGGGTGCATGTTCACGAACTGCTCGACCCGGCGAAGCGACGCGATCAGGTCCAGACGCGGGGCGTAGATTTCATCGACCGTTGTAAATTGGTCTGTGGTCGGGTTGTAGTGCCCCAGCTCGATGTGCATGCCGGGGTTGATGTTGAAGTCGAATGAGATTTGCAAGGGCAGGTTTGGCTGCCAGCCGACTGAGGCATCGACGTGATGCTGCTTGAACCGGGAGAACACCGCGCCGGATGCCAGCCGTCTCGGGCTTTGCTGGTACATCGCCTGCCACTTCACGTCACCGCCACGTTCGGCCAGCCGCTTCTGCTCCAGCGCGGCAGCGTCATACCGCTCAGGGCACAATGGCTCACCCGGCGCGCGGCCCATCGGATCGTTCATCCCGGCCACAGCAGGCAGGCATATGTGGGTCCACTTTTCGGGTTCCTCGCGCAACAGCACGCCGGACAGGTCATCGGGGTGCATCCGCTGGTGAAGGATGATGATCGACGCATCCGGCTCAGTGCGGGTTGTGAAGCTGGCTTCAAACCAATCCATCAGATTGCGGCGGTACGTTGACGAATACGCCTCGGCCCATCCTGGGTAGGGATCGTCAAGCAGCAGCACATTCCCGCCGAAGCCCATGATGCCCTTGCCCACGCCAGCGCAAAGCATGCCGCCGCCCTCCGGCGTGTTCCATCGGTCCGCTGCCTTCGAGTCGTTGCGGAGTTTGACCGTGAAGTACGGGTTCCACCCCACCTCGTTGCGGACCCATCGGCCATGCTCATCAGCCAGAGGCGCTGAGTGGGTGCACGCAATCACGCGGCCGGTCGGCCAGTTCTCCAGATACCACGCTGGCAGCCATCGGCACAACAGTTGAGACTTTCCGTGTCGCGGCGGAATGTTCACGATCACCCGCGCCCCGCCCTGCCTGATCTTCTCGGCCAGCAGTTTGGACAGATGGGCAAGGTACGGGTATGGCCGCCACTTGCCCTCAGATGCCATCTCAGCCAGCGTGTGCGGGTAGTACGCCGATGCCACGCGCACGGTCTGTTCCGGTGTCAGGTTGATACCGGCGCGCCTCACTCAGTTCTCCATGATGGTCACTTCGACGCGGGGGTTCTTGTCGTACCCGTGCGACACCAAGGGCAGGGTGGTGAACACGTTGTCATCAGGGACAATGCCCACAGTGGCAAAGGCATCGCGTGCGTACTTCATGGCCGCGATCAGGTTGTCGTCGTCCCACGGCTTGGCCGGATAGAACGCCTCGTACTTGATCGTCGCGGATGCGTAGGGCAGGCCTTTGGCGTGGGCGATCGCCTCTCGGGCGCGAACGATGCTCGACCACTTGTGGATCTTCTTTTGCTTGGCGAGAACCCGCCAGTGGCACCGGGCATTCGGCGACAGTTCATGCGGCGGCATCGCCACCGTGATCTTCAGCGCGCCTTTGGGGGCGACGATCATGGGCGGCTCCAGTCGATGCGGACGACGCGGGGTTCAGTGCCGCGAATCTGACCTCGCGCTGTTTCCAAGTCTTTGCACAGATTGACAGCACCGTTGGGCCAAATGATCGCCCACTCCGGCGGTTTGATGGTTTCGACCGCTGGCTCGGGCTTCACTTCCTTGACCGTCAGCCCGCACCCTTGGCAGTAGCGGGTGAAGGTGGAGAGGTCGATGGGGGTTTCAGTGAATATTGTCCCCAAACTCTCCCACTCACCAACATGGTTCAGCCGAACATACCTCCACAAGCGGCCTCGCCACTGGCTTACATGTCCATTTATCACCGTAAACCGATCCCCATCCATCACGTCAACTTCGAGATTCATCGCCCACCTCCCATTCTTCCCAACCGCGTCTCGCGCTCGCACATTTCCTCGTACAGCCGCCGAATCAGGTCCATGACGTTGCTTGCGTCCTTGAGTGCGTCCATGTCCCACTCGCCATTACGCCGGGCCTGAAGGTACAGGTGGGTCCACGCTGGCATGAACGGCAACCGATACTCGGCACGGAACTCGGTCCCACCCTCCGGCTTGGAAATCCGAAACGACACTTGCGGCGTGTGCTGTTCGTACCGCTCCCACAGATCAAGCTCGGACGGTGGGAAGTAGAGCCAGTTGTTCAATTGGCACCCCCTGCTTCCATCGCCTCGCGCTTGCCCTCTTTGCGGGCAAGACGCATGGCGTAGATGAACACGGCGGCGGAAATGCAGTTTAGAAGAAATGACCACAACAGCCACCGCCAATCGAACGCGCCGCTTTCGTTGAACAATGGAATCCTCCATGAGACGCCGACGAGCGTAACAATGATGAGCCAGAGGATGTGATTCACTTCCCACCCCCGATCAGGTAGACGAGGCCGATGACAGCAATCCCGAGGTGTGAGATGGATGCAATCGCCTCTAACCAAAGAGTCGAAGACTTCAAGGCCATTTTTTTCGATTGCCAGAACATGGCCACCCACAACACGCCAAACACAAGCACCGTACACACCATCACCCACTGCAACCAGATAGGCATCACTTGGCACCTCTCACTAGGTGAAACATCGCGCTGATGGCGACCAGCGTGACAAGGCCACACAACACCGCAAGGGGCGGCCCGAACGGCCAGCACCAATCCCGCTTCTCACGCGCCTCGTGGAAGTAGATCGACACAAACGCCCCGCCCAGAACCACGCATTGAATCGCCAATAGCCATTGAACCCAGATAGGCATACGCCCTCCTTTGTTTATTCCTCGGTGTTTATGTTGTCGTCCTTAGACGCTTGAGGTTGCCACTCTTGAGCAATGAAGCTCAACTGGTATCTACTCGTGATGCCGCGACCTGTCACCGGGTCGTACCCGCCGCCCTCGCGCGTCTTCTCGATCGCGCCAAGCGCTTCCAACTTCCGGAGAGATCGTCTCACGGTCGTTTCATCGACAGCGCATCTGGTGGCAAGGTGCCTTTTTCGCGGCCATACGACACCTTCAGGAGTGGACCAGCTAATGAGTGCGAACAGAATCAGCTTGTCAGTAGGACCGCATGGCACCTTTTCGGTGCTCTCCATCGCAACCACCCACCACGGACGAATGCCACTTGACTCTGCGTACTTTCCCCAGTCCTCGTCAAACGCTGTCGTATTCACCGTTGTTAGCATTGCTTGCGGCATTCAACCCTCCTACTTCCCCAACTTCCCACTCAGCGAATCAGCCAGCCGCGCCACGTCCTGCGACAACGCCTTATCCGCGTTGACACGCTGCTGCGCTTCCTTCACGCCCGACTCCGGCGACGCTGCCGAAGTATCGATCTTGTCTTTGCCGCCCCAGCGTTTGGCCGACTTGCGTTCCAGCAGCCACGCCAGCGAACGCCAGTCCTTCTCGCCTGATGAGCGGATCGTCTCAACCGCCTGACATTCCCACTTGGCCCGTGCCGCCTCGATCCGCCGGCGGAACTCGACGAACACCTTGTGGTCAGGGTTCGGAGTCTTGCCCTCCGCCTCGGCCTCGCAATAGGCGGCCCCAAGCTCCAGCCAGTGAAAGTACGTTGACTTGCTGATCCCCGCAGCGCGGCACCCCACGGACACGTAGTTGCCCTGCTCAACGAACTTGACGAGCGTGTCAGCGATCGACTTATCGAACACGTGCCGAGCCATCATCCACCCCCTTCGACGGTTGCCGGCGCCGACACCAAGACCTGCAGCGCGTGGGCTTGGTTCAACAGGTTGCCAAGCTCGGCGTGCGCCATCCCAGTCAACTGGCCAAACTGGGCCTCTGCCTTAGCCCGGTCGTCCTTCACCTGGCCGTTCTGGATGGTCGCCACCGATGGGCGTTCGGCCACCGCGCGAAGCACCTCGGCCTGTGCGACCATCTCGCGAGCGTTCCGGGCCGAGCGTTCGATCAGTGACAAGTGCTGGAACAGTGCCGATAAATCAGTCATGGCGTAACCCTTTCGCGCGAAGTCCGAGTTTGGTCTAGAGCTGGCTTTGAATGTGCCCCACCCCTTTTCCAAGGCCAGCGAAACAGCCGGACCGATGCGTAGATCCGCAACACGGCTTCCGGCTTGAGCTGCACCGGCGTAGGCAGGAACGCCCTGATGAGAATGGCGACCGACGCGGGGTGAGTCGCGTAGAAATCGATGTATTGGTCTGTGTGGATGACGCGCCTGGTACTGGTCTTGGACCTGCCCGTGACCCGGGCCAGTTTTGCCGATGTTGGCCGGTGCCCGTCACTGAGCGGGCCGCTCGCCATCCAGGTGAGCAGGTCGCGCCGCGCTACGTCGATCTGATTCGTGGTGTGCCCGATCTTCTCGCCGGGCGTGACACCGAGTACGGGCGCGACAATCTCAACGCGCTCGCGAAGGGACATTGACCTGAATTTTGAGACTAGGACGTTCCTGTCCGTCTCGCGGCACTCCATGCCTCACCGCTTTTCCTCAAGGCGGATGATCTTACTGCCGCCCGCCGCGGTGAATCAAGTTTCTCAGGCGCGACGGTCGGTTGGGGTGGAGACTTTCACGATCCCCCGCTTCCATGCCTCTGATTCAATGGTGACGAGCGGCCCAGAGCATGTGACAACGCAGTTGACAAACACTGGCCTTTGTTCCAGTTGCATCAGTGCTTCGCGGATTGCTCGCAGGTTCTCTGGAGATGGGCTTGGCCGAATCTTCACCTTCGGCGTCCTCGGCCACGTCAGCCAGAGCATTGCGATGATGACGATGATGGTGAGGGTGGTGGTCATTGACCTTCCTTCCTGTATGTGTAGACAAGGGCGTGTTCCAACTCTCGCGGCGACATTGGCACATAGCCCACGCGGTCGTTGGCAAGTGTGATCTTGCTCCACTCGTTTTCGTACTCGTTTCCGCCAGCGGCCTCAACGACGACGATGAATGAGGGACGAACGTGGAACTGAATATCGGGCCGGTCCCAGCCACCATTCGCCGGGTCAATCTTCTCGGGGTACGCGCGGATCATGCTTGCTTCCTCCGATGCTCCTCGCACCTTTGCTTTGCGGTTTCGATTGTGCCGTCTTTCGATCCATGCCCCACGGCATTGATTCCTTCTCTGGTAACGTACCACGCTTCACCATCAGGCCATACGGCGTAGTGTCCGCTGTCGTTGCCAGCCATAAAACAACCCGCTCCAGTTACCCACTCCAACGGCTTCATTTCGTCGGTCATTCTTCAATCTCCATTGGATCTTCCTCTGCTGGACCGTACAAGCCGCGTCGTCGATCGTCCCTCAACTGCGAGTCATACCCGCAATCCTCCGCGTTTGGTGCCCGCCGGTCGCGTCTGGCCTGAGCGTGATCGTTGCGGTTGGTCTGACACTCCATGCAAACCATCGACCGGCTGGACGTGTCGCGCACCCCGCACCCAATACAGACGTGCAACTCAGCCATCGTTACCACTCCAATCTACGCTGTCGTCTGGTTCGCAGTACCCAAGGTACACCCCGCATGTGTAGCACCACAGGCAAGGGTCTTGTTCGAGATCGCCGGGCAGCGATTCCAAACCCCGCTCGTCCAGCCATGCCGCAATCTCGGCGGCACGGATGCGTATCGCACCGTTGTACGCCGTTTCCATGATCGCGTCTTTGGCCTGAATTTCTAGCGCGACCGGATCGGTGCGGATGTGTTCGGGCATCTTCCGCCAGCGAAGGCGGCGATTGACCAGCAGCGTCGCTCCCCAGACAAGAGAATCAACGGGCCGGTCGAGATAAGCGTCTGCGGAAATGTCGGTCATGCAATCCCCCTCTCGGCTTTCATCGCGGCGTGGTTCATTTCTTCACCTCGGTCACTACTTCACTTCCGTCGGCAAGCACGTTGACAACATGGGTGCCTGAGGCGTGGGCCTTCACTCCATTGTCAAAGCCACGGTCATACGCAAGCGACCCAACCACAATTCCAACCATCACCATTCCGCAAATTGCGGCCAGACACCCGGAATCTGTATCACCCTTGCGATTTGATGCGTCGTGGCTCATTGTGCCTCCTTCTCGAATGGGCGTTGCGGTGCAATCGCACGATCAGCATCGAACACCACTCGCCCGCCCATCATGCCAAACCCGAACGGCACGGACGATGCCCACAGATAGCGAGCATTGCTCGGGTCTTTCAAGCGGCTTTCGGCAGGGAAGATTTCGACGGCTTCCCACTCTGGATCAAGCATGAGGTTCTTGATCTGTTGCAGGTGCCGCCAATCGACCACGCTTCCACCATCAGCGCGGCAGACTTGAATCATGGCGAATGACTGGCCTTGCACGAGCGGCTCTGCTCCACCCCAATTCCATTTCAGACAGCACTGGTATGGGCCAATATCACACTCGAATCCAAGTGATCCATCGGTCCACTGGTAATTCCGCATCCGCGTCGGCTTGGGGAGTTTGGTGCTGGGCGGTTCCTTTGCGATGTTCATGTCAGTAACCTTCACGTCGCCTCCTTCTCAAGTTCGGCGAGGGCTTTGTCCATCGCCTGTTGGTCCTTCGCCTTCACCGCCTCAGCCAACGCGAGGAGGGTTTCCAATTTCTTACCCGCGTACTCGTCACGATTCAGGTAGTCGCGGGTACATGCGTCTCCGTCATATGTCGCCATCTGCAAGTCTGTCAACCTCTCCAGCACGGTCATGGGTGCCTCGCTTTCAGCATCGCGTCGGCGAATGCGTACGCGTCTTGGGCTACTTCATTGCACCCCTCGTTCTCTGATGTTTGACCGTTCTTGTCGATAGCCATGTCCCTACAAAATGTCGATAAGTCGTGCGAGTCGTCCGAGTTTCTGTCCCCGAGAAGCGTCGTCTTGTAACACCCAATGATCGCCTGCATCGCCTTCGCCGCGAAATAGTCGCGGAGCGTCATGCCCTTGTCGTTGGGTTCCACGTATTTCGATTGCGGAAGGTGCGGGTCTGCAAACATTGGATTTGGAAACGCCGGTCCACCATCATTCACTTGCCACTTCCTTTCAGTGCCTTCTTGACTTCCCTCTTCACCACCGCGTCGATGCGGCGGGCTTGGTTGCGGTACGAGTTGAAGAACGGGTTGGTGCGTAATCCAATCAGCGAGCACCTGTGCATCTTGCACACCTCCCGCTCCCCGATCGTCGCTGGCTTTGGCTTTGGGTTAGGCACGGTCGATTCCTCCTTCAACGGCAAATCAATCACGGTGCCGTCTGCTATGAACCCAATCTCGTTACCCCACGCATCTTCGATGTACCATCCCTCAGCCCACTCGCCCTGCTCTGGTGCTTGATCGGCCAACTCTTGCGGGAACGCTGCACGGTTCCACGGCGACTTGCCTCGGTGCATCTCGCAGGCATGGGGAAGCGGAGGACGTTCGGTGCTGACGACGGTGTATTTCACTTGCCCACCCCCAGCCGCTTGCGGTTCGCGTGTTTCCGCTTGGCGATGGCGTAGTTGCGGCCACGATTCCATGCCGTTGCGTAGACTGAGTTGAGGTATTTGCACAACGTAGAAAGGTGTTCGTCGGCGATACCACGGCACTCCAATAGCGTGTTGACGTTGCCTGTAATGCAAGGCACGCCGTCGAAGTTGAGCACCCGAAACTCGCCCGCTTGCGGGGGGCGTTCCTTCACCTTCTTACCCATTCGCCACCTCCTTCTTCTTCGTCAGTTGCTTCACCATGATCTCTCGCGGGACGTGCTTGATCGCGTCGTTCCCGAGTAGTATCAGTTTGGTGTCAGGGCTTTCGGCAACGCCAGCAAGGGCAGCGGAACAGGCGTTCACGGCCCGCATCACTTGGGCGACAAACTCATCTGGCTTGTCCTGGCTGTTGGCTTGGATGCCTCCGATGGCCTCTGCCGCCGCTCTGAGTTCATGCTCCCACAACACCACCACCTCAATGCTCGCGTTACTCGCCACCACACACCTCCTCAATTTCCTTGTCGGGCACGCCCATAGCCCGCAACGCTGCGAGGCAGATGGCGATGCAGATGTCAGTGCGGTACTCGGTGGCCCATGAGTTGATGGTCACCTCGTATGCACCGCCAGACTTCTCAATGCTGGCGTGGGTCCACTTGTCGAACACCTCCATCGCGTGTGCGATGTTGCGGGAGGGGTCGAAGTTGTCTCGCCACAGATGGATCTGGTTGCGTGAATCAAACTCGGCGGTGGTGATTGGTTTGTAGCGTTCCTTGTGAGATTCGCCATCTCTGTATCTCGTCCAAGGTTCCCGATCACCTGTGCGTTGCGGAATGACGTATAGGTACTCGCCTCTGGTTTCAAGCCAGAACTTCCACCCCATCACCCTCTCAGCCACCAGTGCGTTGATCGCGGCGTGGTTCATGGGGCCTCCCTCGCCTTGGCAGCGTCGGTGGCGGCGCGGGCAAAGTGCAGCACTTGTAGAGCGTTCACGCCGTCGTCGCTGTTGTCGTTTTCCGCGTCTACGCTGGATATTTTGTCGTCCCAATCCCTCCACGCATCGACCTCTGCCACCAAACACTTGTGCTTGGACTTCAACGTCGTCAACTCAGAGTCCTTTTCACACATGCTTTGGTGTGGTTTCAAGTACCCCGAATATGGCGGCGGCTTCGTACCGGGATGCGTCGCCGCGTGGCAAACGTTCACCACTTCTTGCGGACTAAGTGTGTCGAAAAACTGGCGGATGTGGTTGATGGAGTTTCGGTAACGCTCTACCGCCTCACGCTCGGCGGCGAGTTCCTTGCGGAGTCTGTCGAAGCACTCTTGGCAGCGGCAACCGTCACGGTGCGGCGCGCTCATGCAAGCGTCACACATTGGCGGGAAAATCGTTTCTGCTCCACAGTTCAAGCAACGTCCCATCACTCCCCTCCCTTCGCGGCGTTGTTCGGATCAAGGGCTGCTTCAATCGCGGCCTTCGCTATTGGATCAGCGTCTGCGATTGGCGTCTTGCAGTCAGGCCCCGTCATCTGCATACCAGTTTCGCACCGCCAAACGGAAATCTCTTCGGCCATCACCTTCACCGCATCCTCCATCGCCCTCCACTTCGCCACCTGTGCGGCGGGGTCGGGCACACCGGCGAGGGGATTCGCCAACTCAATCATCCTCTCGACAGAACCGATGAGTTCATTCGTGGTTGTACCACCAGC